GCCATCTCCGTAATAGCCGCCCTTGCCACCCAGCCAATCACGAGACTGGAGCAGGTTCCGCGCAAAGTGGTCGAACTCTGCAGGCTCCATCTCGCGGGTCTCGGTGATGTAGACGGTGCAGTCTTCGCTGCCAGCGATCTCGCTCATGGTGGCGGGCTTGCGGCCAAAGGGCAGACGGATGCCGAGCTCTTCGACTTGCATGTCTTTGCCATCGAAGTGGATGGTCAATGGTTTACGTTCAATCGTGATGGTCATGGTTTTCATGTGAACCTCAGGCGACTTGGTTGGTGATTCGGTAGATGCGGTCTGAGCCGGGTTGCTTTTCTGAAATGATCTCCAGGCCCAGCTTTTTCTTGAGGGCTCCAGCCATGGCGCCTCGCACCGTGTGAACCTGCCAACCTGTGGCCTCGGTCATCTGCGGCAGCGTCGCACCTTCTGCGCGCGTGAGCAGCTCAATCAGTACAGCTTGCTTGGTGCCCTCACGCTTGGCGCGCGGTGCCTGGACCGTGATGCCAATCGCCTGCAGCCCTGTGGCTGTGGCCACATACACCTCAGGCTCTGCAGCGCTTGGCTCGATGAGCTCGGCGTTGTGCATCGAGGTGAGCACCTTGATGCGAGCCCCGCCCTTGAGAGTGTCGGGGAAGTTGGTCAGTTTCTTTTGTGGATGCTGCGCAGCCGCTTCGAGCAGCGCGCGTTGGGTGTCCGTGAGTTTCATTGTTTGCCCCTCAATGTTGTTGATGTGTTTTTTCCTGCTTCGATCCCTGCGGCGTAAGCAGCCTCCAGAGCGCTCTTGATGGACCAGACCGCGACGTCGTGGAAGTCCGATCGATCGCTGTGTTGTGTCTCCAGCGTCTCAATGAACAAATGCTCTTTGGCGATCTGCTCGAGCAGCTTGTTCAGTTTTTTGTTTTCTTTCATTGGCTTGGTTCCTTTCGTTCATCCAATGTGATGGATTGACGCTCTGAATCAAGGTGAAGCCAAGTCAATTTTTGAAGCTGTCGCTTATTCCTTGAAAGTCGATTGAGATGCCGCGAAGTGCGCCCACTCCATGCCGATACCCAGGTTGCGCACAGGTGCTCAACGTGCCTGGTTACTGCGCCAATCACCAGTCGAAAGTGCACCGTGAATACGGCCGCGCGCGCAGAGGGTTTGATACGGAGCTGGGCTTCTATCAATCGGCCAGGTGGCGCAACACCCGTGCAGCGGTGTTACGGGATAACCCGCTTTGCTGCAGGTGCGAGGCCAAGGGGTTGTTGCAACCGGCCAAGGTCGTTGACCACATCGTTCCAGTGAAGCTTGGTGGTGAGCGCTTTGAGCGAGCGAACCTGCAGAGCCTGTGCGTGCCCTGTCACAACGCCAAGACCGCCTCAGAGACCGCGTCCTCGCGCCAGTGACCCCGTCCTGAGGGGGTAGGGGGGATGAATCTCTACAGATGGCCGCCCAAGATGCGTTGGCTTGCGCAAATTTTTGTGCGTGCAAATTGAACAAGGGGGGGTATCCCCCAAAGCCTGCAGCAAAGGCACTGCATCAGATGAACATCAAACCAAGCGGGTGATTTATGGGTGGACGCAAGCCACTGCCGACTCAAGTCAAGCAGATCAAAGGGACCTTGCAGCCATGCCGGACCAACTACCACGAGCCCATCCCAGAGGGCTTGCTGGTGGAGCCTCCGGACTACATGCCAGAAGGTGCCAAGGCCGCCTGGCGCTACGCGCTTGAATGTGCCCCGCCCACGCTGATCCGCAAGCTGGACATGTCCGTGCTGGAGATCTGGGCTTGCGCGGCAGATCTCTACCGGCAGGCCCAGACGGGCATCGGCAAGACCGGGCTCCTGGTGAAGGCGCCCCACAGCGGCGTGCCCATGCAGTCGCCTTACCTGGCCATTGCGAACAAGCAGGCCCAAATCATGACCAAAGCCGCGATCGAGATGGGATTCACCCCGGCATCTCGCTCGCGCATCTCCATTCCAAACGAACGCCCGGGCGAGGAGCTCGATCTCTGGGAGGACATCGTGGGTTGACCCAAAGGGATACAGGATGAGCACATACGCTGCGAGCGCCAAACAATATGCTGAGCGCGTTGTCTCCCATGAGATCCTGACCTGCGAGTGGGTCCAGAAAGCCTGCAAACGCCAGCTCGATGACCTGATCCGCTTCAAGCGCAAGAGCAGCCTCTACCAGTTCAACCCGGAACTGCTTGACCGCTATGGCAGGCCCTACAGGCCAGCGGACAACCTGTGCGCCTTCATTGAGCGATTGCCCCACGTCAAAGGCCCACTGGCCAGCAAGATGATCGTTCTGGAGCCCTGGCAGGTGTTCATCCTGTCCACGGTATTTGGGTGGGTCAAATCAGACGGCAAGCGTCGCTTCAGGCGCTCCTACATCGAGGTGCCTCGGGGCAACGCAAAGTCCACCCTGTCCTCGGCAGTAGGCCTGTACATGCTGGCAGCCGACCGCGAGGGCGGCGCTGAGGTGTATTCGCTGGCCACCACCCGCGATCAGGCCCGCATCGTCTTTGGCGATGCCCAGACCATGGCACGGTTGAGCCCGGGTTTCAGGAACCGTTTTGCCGTAAATGTTGGGGCGCACAACATGCATGTCTTGCAAACCGGCTCCAAGTTCGAGGCGCTCTCGGCAGAAGGCTCCACGCTCGACGGCTTGAACATCCACTTCGGTTGCATCGATGAGTTGCACGCCCACAAAACCCGAACCGTCTATGACGTGGTGGAGACCGGAACCGGCAAGCGGGACAACTCACTGCTGTGGGTGATCACCACGGCTGGCAGCAACCGATCGGGCATCTGCTACGAGGTCCGAAGCTTTGTCACCAAGCTGCTCAACAGGGTGTTCGAAGACGACTCCCAGTTCGGGATCATCTATGGGCTCGATGAAGGTGATGACTGGGCCGCCAAGGACTCGCTCATCAAAGCCAACCCCAACTGGGGCATCTCGGTACGAGAGGAGATCCTGGTGCCCCTGCAGGCCAAGGCCATGCAGTTGCCCAGCGCGGTCAACAACTTCAAGACCAAGCACCTCAACGAGTGGGTGAGTGCTGACACGGCCTGGATGGACATGCGGTCCTGGGATGCCAGTGCCAATCCGGATCTTGAGCTCGATCAGTTTCTGGGTCAGCCCTGCTGGCTCGGACTGGATCTGGCCAGCAAGACGGACATTGCCGCGCTCGTCATGGTGTTTGAACACCCTGACACACCAGACGCATACGCGGTGTTTGGCAAGTACTACTTGCCAGAGGACACGGTCCAGGCGGCGGGCAACAGCCAATACGAGGGCTGGGCTCATACAGGACGGCTCTCGGTGACGCCGGGCAACGTGATCGATTTCAGCTGGATTGAAGCAGATTTGCTGGACATCTCGTCGCGGTTTTCAGTGCAAGCCGTGGCCTTTGATCCGTTCCAGGCCACGCAGCTGTCCACGCGCATGTTGTCCGAGGGGCTGCCCATGATTGAAGTGCGTCCCACGGTGCTGAACTTCAGCGAGCCGATGAAGACGCTTGAGGCCTTGGTCCTGCAAAAGAAGCTCGTTCATGACGGTGATCCGGTCCTTGCATGGATGGCGAGCAACGTGGTCGCCCACACGGACGTCAAAGACAACATCTATCCAAGGAAGGAAAGACCAGAAAACAAGATAGACGGCATCGTTGCACTGATCATGGCCCTTTCACGGGCGATCAAACCGGGCGAATCGGTGGTGCTGGGATCCGACTACGAGTTGATGGTGCTCTGACGTCATGGGATTTTTTAACTTCTTTGACCGCTTCAGAGCTTCCAGGATTGGCGTCCAAAGTGATCGATCACCCTGGGGAGACTTCTATTTCGAGCCTGTTTCGGCTCGAAGCATCTCAGGCATGCGCGTCTCGGCCGATTCCGCCATGCGCTTGGCTGCGGTCTATGCTTGCGTGCGCATCCTCTCGGAGACCATGGCGTCTCTCCCTCTCGTGGTCTACCGACCCCGCAAGGACGGCGGCAAGGACCGGGTGACGGACCACTGGCTCTACCAGTTGCTGGGCAAACGGCCCAACCGGTACCAGAACCCATTCGAGTGGCGTGAGATGCTGCAGGGACACCTGGCCTTGAGGGGCAACGCCTTCTGCCAGATCCTGGCCAACAGCCGGGGTGAGATCACCGAGCTGATCCCGATTCACCCTGACCGGGTGCGCATGGAGCTGCTGTCCTCAGGCGACTACCGCTACCGCATCCGGGATCAGGCTGGCTCCGAGATCGTCCTGCCTCGTGGGGAGGTCTGGCATCTGAGGGGGCTGTCCTCGGATGGGCTGATTGGCCTGAGCCCCGTTGATCTCTCGCGAGAAAGCCTGGGCATGGCCCTGGCCGCGCAGGACTATGGGGCGCGGTTTTTCTCCAACGATGCCAAACCCACGGGGGGCTGGATCGAGTTCCCGGGCACCTTCAAGGACCCGGAGGCCAAGCGGGTGTTTCGAGAGTCCTACCAGGCGGCGCAGTCTGGCTCGAACCGGGGCAAGGTCCTGGTGCTCGAGAACGGCATGAAGTTTCACGAGGTGGGCGTCACGAACAAGGACGCCCAGTTCTTGGAGCTGCGCAAGTTCCAGATCACGGACATCGCCCGATTGTTCAGAGTGCCACCACACATGATTGCGGATCTGGACCGGGCGACGTTCTCCAACATCGAGCAGCAAAGCCTGGAATTCGTCATGCACACCATGACGCCCTGGGCAGAGCGCTGGGAGGCATCCATCGAAGCTGACCTGCTCCCAGATGGTGATGCGCTGGAGATCGAGTTTGACTTTGCCAACCTCATGCGAGGGGATGCGGCCAGCCGCTCGGCGTACTACCAAAGCGGCATCCAGAATGGCTGGCTCACCCGTAACGAGGCCCGCATCTCGGAAAACCTCAACCCGATCGCAGGGCTCGATCAACCGCTGCGGCCGCTGAACATGGTCGAAGAGGATGACGCTGAGGACGCCGAGGACGCGCAAATCGAATCTCAGGATTCAGACACTGATGCCAGACCTGAACCAGACCAGCAGTTGAGCTTGCGCCTTCGAAAGCTGGTCGAGTCCAACGCCCAGCGACTGGCCCGTCGCATTTGCAAAAAAGGCGTTCTGGGCTCCAACGAAATCAACCTGATCGCCCAGACCTTCAGCCTGCCTTCATCGGCCGTGCAGGACTGGGCGCAGGGCGCTCCATCACTCGAGGATGAACCGGCGCTGTCCCGGTCCCTCATTCAATTGGGAATACACAAATGAACAGACAACTTCTGCTCTCCGAATTTTTGACTACCCCCTGGGCCCTAATGCCCGAGCGGCTCCAGGCCATGGCCGGGGTCTTGACCCGCTGGTCGGCGGGCGAGCCGCCAACTGACGAAGCGATGTTCCAGATCCAGTCGGAGCGGGTGCTGCGCGACACCCGCAAACAGATGGCAGCTGCCAATGCTGGCTCTGGCATTGCCGTTTTGCCTCTGTATGGCGTGGTCACTCAGCGGGGCAACATGGTCGATGACATCTCTGGCCCCGGCAGCACCAGCACCCAGCAATTCACCTCGGCCTTGCGCCAGGTCCTGGCCGACGACACGGTGGGCCAGATCCTGATCGATATCGACAGCCCCGGTGGCAGCGTTTATGGCGTGGCCGAACTGGCCTCGGAGATCGTCAAGGCCCGAGCCCAGAAGCCCGTGGTGGCCGTGGCCAACAGCCTGGCTGCCTCTGCGGCTTACTGGATTGGCTGCTCGGCCAGTGAGTTCTACGTCACCCTTGGTGGTGAGGTGGGCTCCATTGGCGTGTGGCAGGCGCACTTTGACTATTCCAAAGCGCTGGAAGAGGAGGGCGTCAAAACCACCCTGGTCTCGGCTGGCAAGTTCAAGGTCGAGGGCAACCCTTATGTGCCGCTGGACCCGGAGGCCCAGGCCTTCATGCAGTCTCGTGTGGACGACTACTACAACGCCTTCATTCAAGCTGTGGCCGTGGGCAGAGGTGTCACGGTCGACGATGTCCGAAACGGCATGGGCGAAGGCCGTGTGCTGGGATCTGATGCTGCCTTGGCGCAACGCATGGTCGATGGCATCGCGTCCTTTGACGATGTTCTGGCCCGCATGCAGGCCAAGGTCACAGGCAACGCCGTTCGCAGCCAGCCTCAGAAAAGCCATTCCCGACTGAAACAGGCGCGAGACGCTCTCGCACTGGTTTGATGCTGGTCTGATTTCAACCCTTTCCCTTGCAGCCCTCCGTTGAGGGCTGCGTCCCCCCTGCGACCCGTTGGTCGTGATCCCTGTCGCCGCCTTGAGTCATTTCGACCAGGCGGTTTTTTCATTTCTGGAGATAAACCAATGAGCAAGCAATTGCGTGAGCTTCAAGCTCGCAAAGCCACCCTGGTCAAGGACGCACGCGCCCTGACCGATATCGCTGCCGCCGAGCAGCGCGACATGAACGACGAAGAGGTCGCAGCCTTCGAAGCCCTCAAGGCCAAGATCGAAGCAACTTCAGCCGCCATTGACCGTGAAGCTGCCCTGATTGCCGAAGAGGCACAGATGAACCACCCCTCTCAACTGACCACGGCTTCTGTGATCACGGTGGTGGACAACGCCGCCGCAGACCCCAAGCACGGCTTCAAGAGTGTGGGCGACTTCCTCAAGACCGTGCGCCAGGCGCAAAACCCTGGTGCTTCCATCGATGAGCGCCTGCTGATCGGCTCGGGCCGAAACGCAGTGGCGCCTGCCACCTTCGGCAATGAAGGTTCGGCCCAGGACGGCGGCTTTCTGGTGCCGCCTCAGTTCGCCCAGGAAATCTTCCAGTTGTCTTTGGGCGAGGACTCCCTGCTGCCCATGACCGACAACGTGGAGATCACGGGCAACACCATGGCCTTCCCCAAGGATGAGACCACGCCCTGGGGCACCAACGGCATCCGTGCCTACTGGCAAGGTGAAGCGGCTTCTGCCATCGGTACCAAGCCGGTGCTGGGCCTGTCGACGCTGCGCCTCAAAAAGCTCATGGCCCTGGTGCCGGTGACCGACGAGTTGCTGGACGACACCAATGCCCTGTCGACCTACCTGCCTGACAAGATCGCCACCTCCATTCGCTGGAAGACCAACGAGTCGATCCTGTTTGGCTCGGGCACTGGCCTGCCGGTGGGTTGCATGAGCAACGCCACCACGGTGACCGTGGCCAAGGAATCGGGTCAGGCCACGCAGACGCTCTTGGCTCAGAACCTGGCCAAGATGATCTCGCGCTTGCCCCCTGGCTCGTTTGGCAAGTCGGTCTGGATCGTCAACAACGACGTGCTCCCGGCGCTCTTCACGCTGACCCTGGGCAACTACCCGATCTATCTGCCCACCGGCATGAACCCTGGTGGCATTCAGGTCTCGCCCTACGGCACGTTGCTTGGCCGTCCGGTCATCGTCTCCCAGCATGCCAACACCTTCTCCTCTGCGGGTGATGTGCTCCTGGCGGACCTCTCGTACTACCAGACCATCACCAAAGCGGGAGGCATGCAGACGGCCACTTCCATGCACCTGTACTTCGATGCGGACCTCACGGCTTTCCGCACCACGTTCCGCATGGACGGCCAATCCAAGATCGCTGCGCCGATCACCCCCGCCAAGGGCAGCACGACCATGTCGCCCTTTGTCCAACTGGGCGCTCGCTGATCAGGCGCCTGACCATCAAGGAGAAATCACATGTTTCCCAATGCAAAAGGCAGCGAGCTATTCTCGGTTCTGGCCACCATCGACCCGGCCAGCCAGGCCGTCGGTACCACCTCTACTGGCTGGATCTCGGCCGGTAACCACCACAACCTGCTGGCGCTCATCCAAAGCGGCGCTCTGGGCACCAACGCCACGCTGGATGCCAAGCTCCAGCAGGCCCAGGATGCTTCGGGCACCGGTGCCAAGGACCTGACGGGTAAGGCCATCACGCAGCTCACCCAGGCTGCCAGTGGCTCGGCCAAGCAGGCGCTGATCAACCTGCGCCCGGATGACCTGGATGTGACCAACGGCTATGCCTATGTGCGCCTGTCGGTGAGCGTGGGTGTTGCCGCCAGTCTGACCGCAGCCCAGGTGCTTGGCGTCAACCCCCGTTTTGCGCCGGGCGACGCCAATAACCAGGCCGCTGTGGTCCAGGTGGTCTAAGAAATCGGGGAGAGCAATGCATGCCTATGCAGTTGATCACCCCGCCTGCAGGAGAGCCGGTTTCGCTTGCCGAAGCCAAGCTCCACCTGCGGGTGGACTTCGATGACGACGACAGCCTGATTCAGGTCCTGATCTCCGCCGCCCGACAGGCCGCCGAGACGCTGACCAACCGGCAACTTGTCACGGCGCGCTGGCGGATGGTGCTCGACAGCTTTCCTGGACCCAGCCTCATGGGCGTGCCCGCAGGGCAGGTGTTCACGTTGCCCGGGCACGCTGTGTTACTGCCCAAATCGCCCGTGCAGTCGGTGGTGGAAATCCGCTATCTGGACATGGCGGGTGCCTGGCAGGTCATGCCAGCAGCGAACTACACGATCGACAACGCCTGCGAGCCTGCCCGAATCACTCCCGTGTTCGGGCAGATCTGGCCGATTGCCTTGCCTCAGATCGGGGCCGTGAGCGTGATCTTTGATGCCGGATATGGCGACGCTTCGGCGGTGCCCGAGGGCATCAAGACCTGGATCAAGCTGCGCCTGGGCTCTCTTTACGTCCACCGCGAGGAGGTGGCATCGATGACGCGAGGGCGCATTGATCCCTTGCCCTTCATCGATGGCCTGCTCGATCCCTACAAGGTACCTTTGATATGAGGCCTCTATGAACCCGATCGGAGCCGGAACGCTGGGCCGCCGCATCAAGATCCAGCGCCCCAGTACCGTCAAAGACAGCCTGGGTGCACCCAGTCGGACATGGATCGATGTGGCCACGGTGTGGGCAGACATCCAGCCTTTGTCCGGACGAGAGGCTGTGATTGCCAGCCGGATCTCGGCCGAACTCACGCACCAGATCACGGTGCGTTACCAGAGCATTTTTGACAACCCTCAGCTGGTGGCCCAGTACAGGGTGCTCTACAGGTCGCGGATCTTCAACATCCACTCGGCCCTGAACGAGGACGAAAAACGCGTCCTGGTCATCCTGCTGGCCAGCGAGGGTCTGGACGATGGCTAAGCATGAACCCTTCAAGGTGGAGGGCTTGGCTGAATTGGCCAAAGCCCTGCGCGAATTGCCTGACCGGGTAGCCAAAAACGGCCTGCGCGTCTCTGTTTATGCCGGAGCCAAGGTCATCCGCGATGAAGCCCGCATGCGTGCGCCCAAAGCGGCCGAAGTCCTGGGACCCAATCAGCCGCCACCAGGCACGCTCAAGCGCTCGGTGATCATGAAACAGATCCCTGAGCTCTCCAGCCTCACGCGCCAGACCTTCTTTGTGACGGTGCGCCACGGCAAGAAGTACCGCAAGCAGGGCAAGAAGGGCAACCTCTCGCAGGATGCCTGGTACTGGCGTTTCGTGGAGTTTGGCACCCGAAAAATGCGCGCGCGGCCATTCCTGAGACCTGCCCTGGAAGCCAAGCGTCGCGAAGCGGTGCAGGCCATGAAGGACCGGTTGAGTGAGCGTATCGAGCTGGAAGCCAAGAACCTCTACAGAGGTCAGCAAAGGAAGTAGCTGTGCAGGATTTCTTTGACGCCATCAAGGACCTGGCCGGGGGGGAGGTCTACGCGCTTGTCGCTGCAGAAAACACCCAGTACCCGGCCATCGTCTACACGCCCATCGTCCAAGAGCACATCTTCGGCATAGATGGACCGCATGGCCTGCAGCGCGTGCGCGTGCAGGTCGACACCTACGCCAGAACGTACCAGGAGGCCTTGCACCTGCAAGACCAGGTCCTGACTGCGCTGCTGGCGGACAAAAGCACCGTCGCCGATGTGCGCATGGGGCTCAGTGAATTTGAAGATCAGGCCCGGCTGTACCGGGTGAGCGTGGACTACACCTACCACCGGCCGGTGGGTTCACCGTGAAACAAGGAGCATCTACATGAGCAGCACCGCAATCACCGCGCAGGGTATTGCCATTGCCCGGTTTGGCACCACCGCCTTTGAAACCATCCCCAACGTGGTCTCGTTTCAAGGCCCTGGCGGGCAGGCAGCAGTGATCGACGTCACCAATCTAGCGTCTACTGCCAAGGAAAAGCGCGTGGGCCTGCGCGACGAGGGGCAGTTGTCCCTGACCTTGCACTACAACCCCGACGATCTGGTGCACCAGGGCCTGAGGACCGACCGGGCCAACCGGGTGCGCCGCCAGTTCAAGATCACTTTTACAGACACCAACCCTGCCACCTGGACCTTCTACGGCTATGTCACGCACTTCAGCGTGCAAGGCGGTGTGGATGCGGTCGTGCAGGCCTCCGTGACCATCGAGATCGATGGCGACATCACCGAAGCTTAAAGAGAGACACACCCATGTTGACCCGTGAACAAATCCTGCAGAGCGATGATCTGCCCCGTGAAACTGTCCAAGTCCCGGAGTGGGGCGGGGAGGTGCAGGTGCGCACCATGACCGGTACCGACCGTGATGCCTTTGAGGCCAGCTTGATTGGCAAGGAAGGCCGTCTTGAGAACGTGCGTGCCCGCCTGGTCTCGCTCACCTTGTGCGACGAGACGGGGAGCCGTCTTTTCAGCGATGGTGACATCACGTCGCTCGGAGGCAAGAGCGCCAAGGCACTGGACCGGGTGTTTGCCGTGTCCCAGCGCCTGAACGGCATCGGCGCTGATCAGGTGGACGCCGCAAAAAACGCCTGATCGCCCATCCTTCGCGGCGCTTTGTGTTCCGGCTGGCGCTGGCTTTGGGCCAGCCGGTGCGCGCGATGCTCGCATCGATGGGGTCGGACGAGCTGACCGAGTGGATGGCGTACTACCAGCTCGAGCCCTTTGGGGACTATCGGGCCGATTACAGGTCCGGCGTGGTGGCCTCCACCTTTGCCAATGCCCACCGGGCCAAGGATGCGGGGCCATTTCGGCCAGAGGATTTCATGCCCTTCCTGGATAAGCCGCAACCCACCCAACCTCAAGACGAAACACAGCTCAATGTGGCCCGGTTCAAGGCCATGTTCGCGCATAAGGTCCAAAAAAGGCAATCACAGCATGGCTGATATCGGTTCCCTCGTGGTCAAACTCGCAGCGGAAACGGCCGATTTCCGCGAAGACCTGGGCAAGAGTGCATTGCTTTTGGAGCGCCACGCCGAATCCATGCGTGGCTCCCTCGAAAAAGTGGCCGAAGTCGCCAAAACCACCTTTGCCATCGCCATCGGCGTGGAGTCGGTGGGGGCGCTCAAGGAATTGGTGGCCCACACGCTGGAAACAGTGGCCGCCCTACAGGATCTGGCCGAGCAGACCGGAGCAAGTGCCACGGCCCTGTCTGGCTTTGCGCCCGTGGCCACCATTTCTGGCGTGGCGATGGAGCAGATTGGCGTAGGCCTGACCAAGCTCTCCAAGGGGCTGGCCGGGGTGGACGATGAGACCAAGGGGGCTTCACAAGCTCTGCAGTTTCTGGGCATCAAGGCCAAGGATGCGGGGGGAAACCTGCGCGATCCGGCTGAGGTCATGAACGACATTGCCCTGAAACTGTCCAATTTCGAGGACGGGGCAGGCAAGACGGCCATTGCGCTTGAGCTGTTCGGTAAGTCTGGAGCTGGGCTGCTGCCCTTCCTCAAGGACCTGGCGGCCAACCAGGATCTGAACATCCGGCTCACTGAAGCTGAGATTGAATCTGCCGAGAAAGCCTCCAAGGCGCTGGGCCGCATGCGGGCCGAGCACAACTTCGTCGCCCAGACCATCGTCACGGCCGCGCTTCCTGCACTCGAAGAATTGGTGGGCGAGCTCAAAGCCGTGATGCTGGGCACGCACAACACGGCTGAGGCCATGGTCAAGCTGCGAGACGATGGCACGCTCAAGACCTGGGCGCAGGACACAGCGTATGGCATTGCCATCGTGATCGATGCGCTGCGTGGTGTGATCCAGATGGCCAAGGCGGTCATGGGCAGCTTCGAGGCGGTCTGGGCCGACATCGAGTTGCTCGGCACCTTTTTGGCCGGTGGCAAGGGCTTGAACCCGTTCTCCGAGGAGAACCAGGCCACCCTCAAGACCGCATTGGAAAAACGCAATGCGATCGTTGAAAAGGCCAACCAGACCTATGTTGACCTCTGGAAGATGCCTTTGCTCGCTGATGCGGTCAAGGAGCGTTTCGATGCGATCAACAAGGGGGAAACCGAGGCTGCGTCCGAAGCCAAAAAGCCCAAGCTGAACTACAACTCGGCCACTGGCGCGCTCACTGCAGCGGCCATGGCCAAGATTGAGAGCGACATCAAGCAGCTGCAGAGTCTGACCGATGTGGAAACGGGCCTTCTGAAGGACCGGCAAAAGATCATCGACCTCTATGAGGGGCAGGGATACATCAGCTACAAGGAGGCGAGTGAAGCCCGGCTGAACGTTCAGCAGGAATTCACGGACCGCCTGGGTGAGTTGTATGCGCAGGAAGAGTCCATCTTGAAGCGTGGCCTGGCCACCGTGGCCAAGACAGCCCAGGACAAATTGAAGCTCCAGGACAAGCTTTCGGAAATCACCCTGCGCCGAGAAAAGCTCGAGCGTGAAGCCCAGCAGTCCAATCTGGAGCGCGAGATCAAGCTGCCGGGTGAAACACTCAAGGACCTGCAGGAGCAGGTAGCCAGAAGCCAGGGTCAGCTGCGATCGACCGAAGAGCAAATCAAGGTTCTGCGTGAGACCGGTTCGATCAGCGAGATCGATTCGCTGAAACGGTTGTCGGCTGCCAGGCGCTCCAGTGCCGATGAGCTGGCGGATTTCGCGGCCAAGGCCAGAGAACTGGTGGAGGCCACGCCTGGCAACGACAAGTTGGCCGAATCGTTTCGGCGCATCGAGGAGGCCGCCCGTCAAGCAGCCGATGGGGCGACCTTGCTGGGTCAACGGGCCCTTGAGTTGTCAGATCCCGGTGCGGGGTTCTCCAAGGCGCTTCGCACCCTGGGTGAAGAAACCGAGCAGGTGGGCAAGCAGATGGAGGCAGTGACCACCAAGGCCTTCAATGGAATGACGGATGCGCTCACCAACTTCGTGATGACGGGCAAGCTCGACTTCAAGTCGCTGGCCACCTCCATCATCTCTGACCTGATCCGCATTCAGATTCAGCGTGCCATCACGCTGCCCTTGGCCAAGGCTCTGGGCAGCATGTTCGGGTTTGCCGATGGCGGGATCATGACCTCAGCAGGCCCCTTGCCCTTGCGGGCCTACGCCAGTGGCGGTGTGGCCACCACGCCTCAGCTGGCCGTCTTTGGCGAGGGTTCCATGGCCGAGGCCTATGTGCCGTTGCCTGATGGTCGCTCGATCCCTGTCACGATGAATCAGTCCTCGTCAGGAGGCGGCGATGTGTTCAACATCTCGGTGAATGTGGCTGAGGGTGGGGTGACCAGCAGCGCAGGGCAGGGCAAAGACTTGGGGCGGGCGATTTCCAGTGCGGTGCGCCAGGAGCTGCTCAACCAAAAGCGGGCCGGTGGTCTGCTGGACCCGCGTCGGCAGTGATGTATTGAAGGATTCTCATGGCGACGTTCACATCGACATTTACGTGGACGGCCTCGATTGGGGCATCCCTCACCCTCAAACCCAATGTCCGTAAGGTCTCCTTTGGGGATGGGTACGAGCAGCGCCTGGCCTTTGGCATCAACACCCAACCGGAGATCTGGTCCCTGGAATTCAGGGGTAAATCAACGGCCGAGGCGGCTGCCATCGACAACTTCCTGCGTGCCCGTGGGGCGGTTCAGTCATTCGACTGGACTACCCCGAGCGGCATTGTTGGCAAGTTCCTTTGTGAGGAGTGGAGCCGCAGCATCGAAGAACCCAATCTGGAAAACATCCACGCCACGTTCCGGCAGGTGTTTGATATGTCATGACCAGCCAAGCGATTACTTCAGAAATTCAGAGACTGGCCCCGAGTGCGGTCATCGAGCTTTTTGTGCTCGACCTGTCCCTATTCAACGAGGGGGTGGTGAGGTTTCATGCCGGAACCAATGAGCTGCGTCAGCAGGTGGTCTGGCAGGGCAACACCTATGAGCCGTTTCCCATCCAGGCCGAAGGCTTTGAATTCAACGGCAACGGCCAGGTGCCGCGTCCCAAACTCAAGGTGGCCAATGTCACAGGCAGCATCACCGCACTCATCCTGTCCTATCAGGACCTGGTGGGGGCCAAAGTCACCAGAAAGCGCACGCTCCTTAAATACCTGGATGCGGTGAACTTTGCCTCTGGGTCCAACTCGACAGCAGACGCCACCGCTGAATTCGCGGAGGACGTGTATTTCATTGACCGCAAGTCCCGGGAAACCCGGGATGTGGTCGAGTTCGAGTTGGCTGCCGCCTTTGATCTGGAAGGGGTGTCATTGCCCCGGCGCCAGATCGTGCAAAACGTCTGTCCCTGGCAATACCAGGGTGCCGAATGCGGCTACACCGGAACCGCGTACTTCAACGCTAACGATGAAACCGTCAGCTCCCGCGCGCAGGATGCCTGTGGCAAACGCCTGGCGTCCTGTCAGAAGCGCTTTGGCGTGAATGCTGAGTTGCCCTTTGGCGGGTTTCCTGCAGCGGGGTTGATCCGGTGATGCTCGAGGCCAATCAGACGCTGGCGCTGGCCCATGCTGCTCGGGAGTTTCCCCGCGAAGCCTGTGGCTTGCTCGTCATTCACAAGGGCAGGGAGACCTATGCTCCGTGCCGCAACATTGGCGTGGGAACCGATCAGTTTGTGATCCACCCCGAGGACTATGTGCGCGCCGACCAGCTTGGCGAGATCGTGGGAGTGTTTCACTCCCACCCCAACTTGAGCCCTGAACCCAGCCAGGCGGACCGTGTGGCATGCGAAGCCACGGCATTGCCCTGGTTCATCGCGAGTTTTCCTGCCACGCAGTGGATCGAGTTGCTCCCGCAAGGCTATGCCGCACCGCTGGTCGGGCGCGAATGGTCGCATGGTGTGCTCGACTGCTACTCGTTGATCCGGGACTGGTACGCCCAGGAGCGCGGCATCGATCTGCCGGATTTCACCCGCTTTGACGAGTGGTGGAAGCGCGGTGAAAACCTGTACCTGGACAACTTCGCTGGCGCAGGCTTTCATGTGGTGGAGCCAGCTGACATGAATTTGGGTGATGTCCTGCTGATGCAGGTCGCATCTCCCGTGCCCAACCACGCTGCCATTTACCTGGGAGATGGTCTCATCCTGCACCACCTGCAGGGCAGGCTCTCCAGTCGCGATGTCTATGGCGGCTACTGGCAAAAGATCACCACCCACACCCTGAGACATCAACTCTTGCAGTAACACCAGCATGGTCACGATCCTTCTTCTCGGTGAACTGGGCAAGCGCTTCGGGCGTCGGCACAGGATGGCGGTGACCTCGGCGGCTGAGGCCGTGCGCGCCCTTTGTGCCAACTTTCCCGGTTTTGAGCGGGAATTGGTCGCCTCGGGTGAGCGAGGAGTGGGCTATCGGGTGCTGGCTGGACGGGATGCGCTGAGCCTTGATCGTCTGCACGAGCCCAGTGGCCGACAGCGCATCACCATCGCGCCGGTCGTGTCCGGGGCCGGTGGTAACGGGCTGGGTCAGATCCTGCTGGGCGCTGCCCTTATCGCCGTATCCTGGTGGAATCCGATGGGCTGGGCCGCAGCAGGCTCTTTTCTGTCGCAGGCCACTTTGTATTCAGTGGGCACATCCATGATCCTGGGCGGTGTGGCACAGATGATTGCCCCCACCGCCAAAGCCCAGGACCCCTCTGAGCGGCCAGGCAACCAGCCCAGTTATGTTTTCAACGGGGCCGTCAACACCACGGCGCAGGGCCATCCCGTACCTGTGGGCTACGGCCGACTCATTGTGGGTTCGGCCGTGATCAGCGCGGGCATTGATGTGGATGAGATCGCTGTATGAGCACACAGAGCACTTCTCTGATCATTGGTGCCGGTGGCGGTGGAAAGGGTGGGGGCGGCAGCGCACGTGTGGCGCAGGAAGCGCCCGACAGCCTGCGCTCCAAGGCCTATGCCAGGGTGGTTGACCTCGTCTGCGAGGGTGAGATTGAGGGCTTGGCCGCAAACCTGCAATCCGTCTACCTGGACGACACCCCTATCCAGAATCCGGACGGCAGCTACAACTTCACGGGGGTAACGCTCGAAACCCGCCCTGGCACCCAGCAGCAAAGCTACATCCCCGGCTTCTCCGCTGTGGAAAACGAAGTGGCTGTTGGGGTGGAGTGCAAGGCCAATCAGCCGGTGGTGCGCTCCATCACTGATCCTGACGTGGATGCCGTGCGCATCAAGGTCAGTATCCCGTCGCTCACGCTGCAAGACACCACCAACGGTGACCTGAACGGCACTTCGGTCAGCTACGCGATCGACGTGCAGGCGCGGGGAGCCGGGTATGTGCAGGTGGTTACCGACACGGTCTCTGGCAAAACCACTTCGCGCTACCAGCGCAGCTACTACGTCCCACTCATTGGCGCTGGTCCTTGGGATGTGCGCCTGCGCCGCATCACGGCCGACTCGACACAGACCAGCCTGCAGAACAAAACGCTTCTAGATTCGTACACCGAGGTGATCGAAAGCAAGCTGCGCTATCCCAACAGCGCCCTGATGGCCTTGCGGGTGGATGCCTCGCAGTTCACTTCGATTCCACGGCGCAGCTATGACCTCAAGCTCCTTCGCGTTCGCATCCCCTCGAACTACTCACCCGAGACCCGTGCGTACAGCGGGATCTGGGACGGTACTTTCAAGGTGGCTTGGACAGATAACCCGGCCTGGTGCTTTTATGACCTGGTAACCAATACCCGCTACGGGCTGGGTAGTTTCATACCGGAGTCCCAGGTCGACAAATGGGCGCTGTACCGGGTGGCCCGTTACTGTGACGAACTCGTGCCCGATGGTCTGGGTGGCTATGAGCCGCGATTTACCTGCAACCTGTATCTGCAAAGCCGCGAGCAGGCCTACAAGGTGGTGCAGGATATGGCCTCGATCTTCAGGGGCATGGCTTACTGGTCGGGCGGGGCAATCACTGTCACTCAGGATGCGCCCCAGGATCCGGTCTACCAGTTCACCGCAGCCAATGTCATCGATGGTGAGTTCGCCTACCAGGGGTCATCCGCCAAGGCGCGGCACACGGTTGCTTTGGTCAGCTGGGTGGATCCGGGTGATTTCTACCGCCAGAAGGTGGAATACGTCGAAGACATGGCAGGCATTGCCCGCTATGGCGTGGTTCAGGCCGATGTGGTGGCCATGGGCTGCACTTCCCGGGGCCAGGCCAACCGGGTGGGCAATTGGCTGCTGTATTCCGAGCAGTCCGAATCGGAAATCATCACATTCCGCACGGGACTGGAAGGCGCTGTTGTGCGCCCCGGCGATGTCATCAAGGTGGCAGACAGCAGTCGGGGTGGCCTACGCCTGGGTGGGCGCATCACGGGGGCAACCACGATAAGCGTCACGCTGGATCAGGATTTGCCCGCCGGTTCATGGCGCATCTCTGTGCTGCTGCCCACGGGAGTGGTGGAGGAGCGCCAAGTCGGATCCCTGTCTGGCCGAACGGTCGGTGTGACAAGCGCATTCTCTTTAGCACCTCAGGTGGGTGCCATCTGGGTGCTGGCCTCCAGTCAAGTGGAGACGCAACTGTTCAGGGCGGTGCAGGTCGCCGAGAGCGAGCCAGGCATCCATGAAGTCACGGCACTGGCTCACAATCCGAGCAAGTACGACGCCATCGAGCGTGGGCTGGCACTGCAGCCTCGTGATATCACGGTGCTCTCCACCACACCTGTGGCGCCTACGGGCCTGTTGATCACCGAGAGCCTGTACCGGGTCAAGGATCAGGCGCTGGTGCTCATTCAGTTGGGATGGGAGCAGGTCTTCGGCGGCCTGGAGTATCAGGTGAGCTATCGGGTCAATGGCGGCAACACCGTCACCTTGCCCCGGATTTCGAGCACTTATCTGGAGATTCGAAACGCCGAGGCCGGGGATTATGTTTTCACGGTTCGGGCTGTGGGGGTGTCCGGCAAGCTTGGGGGCTCGGCCTCATTGAGCCAGACCATCCTTGGCAAACTGCAGCCGCCCGATGACGTGCAGGACTTTGTGGTGCTGCGCCGCACGACCGATCTGCTGCTGAGTTGGAGCGCCAACACGGATGCCGATCTGGCAGGGTACGAGGTGAGGGTGGGCGCGGGCTGGGATGCGGGAACTCTGGTTGGGCAGACCGCTGGTACCCAGCTCGTCCATGACCAAAGTGAATCAGGTCGGTACAACTACTTCATCCGGGCCTTTGACACCTCTGGCAAGTACAGCCAGCATGTCGCCACCTTCGAGTTGCTCCTGCTGGCACCAGCCGCAGTGCGGCAGTTTGATGTGGTCCAGTCGGCCAACCGGCTGGAGTTTCGTTGGCTGCCCAATCCTGAGCCGGAGGTGGTGGCCTATGAGCTGCGAGAAGGCACGGCGTGGGACACTTCGATCTTCATTGCCGAGGTCAAGTCCAGCAGCTTCACTTTGCCTTCAGGCTTTGACGGTGAGCGTAATTTCTGGATCAAGGCAATCGCCTCGCCAGGCATCTACTCGGACGAGGCCACCTTCGTCTCGACGGTGGTGGCCCAGCCCCAGAACGCCAACCTGCTGGTCACCATCGATGCACAGGCCACCCGGTTTCCAGGGGTGAAGCATTTCGCATCGGTCGAGTCGGTCAACAGCCTGGATGTGCTGCGCATGGACAGTGGCGTTGCGCAGTCCGAGTACCTGTTCGAGGTGAATCTGCCCACCAGCTACCGGGCGCAAAACACCCTGTTGGCCAGCATCGGGGCCACACTGGATGATCGAGAAACCTGGTCGACAGCGAACTATGTCTGGAGCAGCAATGCTGCCAAACGGCAATGGAACTATGACGGCGCGCTCAAAAGCATCGAAGCGAGGTTTCAGATGGCGCGCGAAGATGCATTGCAGGCCGGAGAGCTCTACGGCTGGCGCCTCAATGGTGCGCTGGCAGGGTACGGCAGTCCTGCCAGTGGGGAGGCCGTGGGCGTCAGCTATGGCGACGGGCGGTACGGCAGTGGGGTACTCATCAAGGACACGACCCGGGTTTCCTGGGGTGTGAGCATCCCCGGGGTGTTCCATGTGAGCTTTTGGTTCATCCCGAATCAGATCACCACCTCGGTCATCTGGACAGCATCTGGTGCAGGGGTGAGCCTGCTTGTGGGCTTCGATGCGGCGGCAGGCAGCTTCTTTCTGGAAGACCACCTGTTCAACCGAATCGTCGTGCCATACCCCGTGAGCGTCAGCGACCGGATTTGCGTTGGTGTATGTCAGACGGCCGCTGAACGCAGGCTCTTTGTCGGAAAGATGGGCGGCGATGTGCAAAGCGCAAGCAGTCCTTTGCAACCCACTGCCGGATACACGGTCCTCAAGCTGTATTGAACGTAAACCCAGAACCCCAACCTGGGCGTTGCATCGAATGGTGCAGCGCCCGTTTTGTTTGAAGAAACGGAAAACTCCATGATTGAAGAAGGCATGAGCATCAAAGGCTCAATCACGCTGCTGCTGGCCAAGCCCACGGGCGAAGTCGAGGTGGTGCACAAGGACAACATCATCGTCAATGGCGGCTTTGACTTCGTGGCCGATGCCATCGGCAATTCGGCCAGCCGCCCTGGTGTTATGGGTTGGATTGCGGTGGGCACTGGCTCCACGGCCGCTGCCGCCACTCAGACGGCCCTGGTCACCGAAATCAAGCGCAATGCGGCCACGTATGCCCACACGGCTGGCACCAAGGTGTTCACTTTCACGGCCAGCTATCCGGCGGGTGACGCCACAGGTGCGCTCACCGAGGCGGGCGTGTTCAATGCAGCCTCGGCTGGCGCCATGTTCGATCGGGTCGTTTTCCCGGTGGTGAACAAAGGCGTGGACGACAGCCTGACGGCTGTTTTCACCTTCACCATGAGCTGATCGGGCACCTGATATGGCCGAGACCGTCAACGTCTCCAGCTCGCCGGGGGCCAACTACACCTGGACTTCCGGCAAGTTTTCCTGGGGCAGCGCTACGGCAGGCAAGAACTGGACAACGGCCTACCCGGCGGTCTACGCCCTGACCGTGGCCACTGACCTGAGTTTTGCCGAGTTGGTTCAGAAATTGGGCATTAAGAGCAATTCCGAGAGCCTGACCTTCTCGGATAAATCCAGCCGGGCTTTGGCACTCAACAAGTACGAGAACCTGAACTTTGTCGAGACCTACACCGACCTGATTGCCTTTGTGCTGCGTTTCGTTGAGTCCCTGACGTTCACGGAAAAGTACGCTCGCACGGGCACCAAAGCCGTCTTCGAGACGTTTCAGGTGGGGGAGGGACTGGCACGGCAGTTGGTATTGCGCAAATACGAGACGCTGGCGCTGGCTGAGACCTATACGGACCTCATTGCGTTCATCCTGCGGGTATCCGAGAGCCTGAGTTTTTCCGAGAAGCCTTCCAAAGGGATGACCAAGCCACAGGCTGAAAACTTCAGGCTGAGCGATGCACTGGTCAAGTCGCAGGTCAAGCAAATCTCCGAGGCCTTCAGTCTGGCCGAGGCGCTCGGTCGAACGGTCGCGTACCGCCGTGCCATCAGCGAAGGCTTTGCCATTGGCGAGGCGATAAGGCGTGCGCAGACCTTGAAGCTCAGCGAGGCCTTTGGTCTGGCCGAGCAGTATCGGCGCCGGGCCAATGGGGTGATCAGCGACATGATCGTTGCCAACACCGAGATCACCGAGCAGGACTTCATGGACATCCTGGAGTCTGGTCATCCACCCGGTTACACCAACTTCCGGGACTTCATCCAGGGCGACTACACCTACCAGCGTGCGCTTTTTAGGGCGATCTTGACTTCCAGCAACGCAGACCGAGGCTACATCGATGGCCTGCGGGTGACTGTGGACGTGCCCGATGTATTCGATCGAGGCACGGCGCAGGTGGTCACCGCGTCCAGTGGCGTAGCGGTCGTTTTTGTGCGGACTTTTCGGGTCTCGCCGGAGGTCACGCTGACCTTCAAGGGCGGTACCACCGTGGCCATTCCTCGAATTCTTGGAACGGTCACCACCGCAGGCTTCACCGCCGTTTTGGAAAACACCTCTGGCGCCCGCGTGACGGGAGCCATTTCTTGGGTTGCCCAGGGGTATTGAAAGGGTACTGAATGCAAAACTACACCGAAATCCCGTCCAGCACGACGCTCTCGGACTCGCTGTCGCAGATCCTGAACAACGACAAGACGGCGCTCTCGCTCTCCAGCGGAACGGCGTTTCCGACTGTGAATCTGCAGCAGGGTATGCCGTGTTTCAGGACTGATGAGCAAAAGCTCTACATCCTCACCGTGGTCAGTCCCGTCACGTGGAAGATGGTCATCGACCTCTCGGCCACAGTGGGCAAAGTGGCCAATGCGGATCTGCTGGATGGCATCGACTCCACCGGCTTTGCACTGAGTGGGCACAACCACGATGCCGCATATGCAGCGCTGGGCCACAACCACAACGCGGCATACCTGGGCATCACGGCCAAGGCAGCGGACGCTGACAAGCTCGATGGCTATGACTCCACGGCCTTTGTGCGCTCAGTCAATGGCAACGCACCGGATGCCTCTGGTAATGCCACCGTACCGATCGATTTGTCCAGTCGATTGGCCAAGGCCGGTGACACGATGACAGGCCATCTGTACATGGGTACTGGCGCAGTGATTTACTCGTCTCAGTCTGGTGCGGCGGACAACGCTCGCAACACTGGCTATCGCATGAACGATGGACAGGACATTGGCGAGATGGGGCGCAGCAACCAGTATTACGACGATCTGGCTGCTAACTGCAATGGCATCTTGCCGACCGGCAACTGCGCAGGCAATACGTACTGGAAACCCTCCAATACCAGCTGGTGGACCTGGGGCCTGGGGTTCAACTACTGCGCCAACTCGGCCCAATACGACGGTGCGGGGGGAACGACCTACGCCTATAACGCCGTGCCCAGCACAGGCTACAACTACGACGGTTACTACCTGGCCCAAGACGAGATTGGTGGTGGCGAGTACCACCGCTGGTACCGAGCCTGCAATTGCAACTGCAACTGTGGCAGCTACACCAACTGCAACTGCGGCAACACCGCCTTCAATTGCCGAACAAACTGCAATTGCAACTGTGCCTGCTGCGGTTGCTGCTGAAGGATCATCATGAAAGTCTTTCTTGTGCGCGCGGGCAAGCTCTCGACTGCGCTGGATTACGCCATTCATCTCAAAGTGGACCAAGCGGCTGAGCAGGTACTCATGCGCTTTGGCTTGCGACACCGTCCAGATAGTGATCAGCCTTCTGACTTCTCTGTGGAGGGGGTGACTTACCAGGTGGTTGCCGAGCAGGTGTTTGCCTATCGTGAGCTGAGAAACAACCGTGGGTGGTCCGACCGACAGTCCTTTATGACCGGTTACCGCTGGGCAGAAAAACGGCTCATCGACCCGTTGCCCTTGTATGTCTACACCCTGTCTACGCGTTTCACAGCGCCAGAAGTCTCGGGGCATGTCTGGAACGGGAACTTCCTGACCGGATTTAACGTGCCCTTTGCGGACAGCAGCTTTGATGAATGCTTCGTGACGGTGAACCTTCATCCCACGCTTGGAGGATGTCTGGTTGAAGGTGTGGCTTCCATGGATGTGGAGCACACCGATTACCAGTCATCTGCTCAGGTAAGGGAAATGGAGTTCCCAGACTTGCGGGTGATTGCCCCCGCAAATGTCATAGCGGGGGATCCAGCCGAATTCACTGTGCAGATGCTCGACGGCCTGGGCAATCCCAGCAACCGTGATGCAGAGATTCACTTTGAGTCGGTCAATGGTTATCTGCCCGTCAGCCGACGCCGAACGCAGGGCGGGATGACCACAGCCACCGTCATGACCTTGGGGCTTCAAGCTGGCGACACCGTCCGATTGAAAGCGGGCTTCAAGTTCTACCCCGGCTGCGCCGATGCTCAGGTGGTCCTTTCATGATTCGCGAACTGTTTTCTGCTCGGGTCTACCAAGGACAACTGAGTTTTGAGGATGGCTTGCGTGATCAGATGCTCAAAAGGGCAATGGATTTACATCAGCGGCTCAATCGAGATGGGCAGCCCTGGGCACGCAAAAGCCGTCAGTCCCTGATCGATCATGAAAGCTGCTGTGACGTTTTCAGACCCCTGGTAAACCAGGTTCGTGAAGTCATTGGGCACGCCTACCAGTGTGAACCCGTGTGGCAATCCGCCCGAGAGGTCATCACCCAACCTGGTCAGTTCATTCCGCTGCATGCCGAAGACACCGATCTCTCGGCGGTGTATTGGATTGACGGAAATGCTCGGCCAGATCCTTCTCGCCAGGACTACTCCGGCGCTTTTGTGCTGGTCAATCCCAGCGGTGCTTACGGCAGCCGCAAATTGCCCTGGGAAGGCTGGCGCTCGGAAATCATCCATCCGTACCCCGGCCTGCTGGTGATTTTCCCGAGCTACCTGGCGCACCATTCCCACCCCTACAACGGTACCCGGCCGAGTGTGGAAGTCCATTTTGAGTTCCGGGTTCAGGCATTGGAGGGACAAGCCCATGCAAATCGTTGACGGTTTGATTGAGCCCGAGTTGACCGCTGAATGCCGCCAGTGGCTGTTGAGCCAGAACCTTGTGTTTGGCTGGAAAGCGCATGCCAAGGCCCCTGGGGTGTTTTGGCACCGAAATTTTGTGCTGCCAGGAAAGCACAACCACCACTATGACGCAGGTGCATGGCAGCCAGAACATACTTTTGATGCGTTTGTGGCCCAGGGGGGACCACTGGTCCGAGTGGCCCTTCAGGTCAAAGAGCAGTTCTTTCCCAACGCAGAGATCACGCGCCTGTGGGTCAATGTGCAAGCGTTCGGAGATGAGGCTTCGCTCCACAGGGACTTCCCAACTGAGTTTCAGGACACGGCAAGATCCGTGATCTGGTATCCGGTAGCCGAGTGGAGTGCGGATTGGGGAGGGGATTTGGTGATGTTGGACGATCTGGGTGAAATTCAGGCGGCAGTCATGGTCAAACCCAATCGGATGGTGCAGATCAATGGCTGCATGCGCCATGCTGCCCGCCCGATCTCCCGTTATTGCAACGCCTTGCGTATCGCGGTGGCGTTTGGTTCAGAGGTGGCACCATGATTGAATACCTCTGGCCAACGCCAGTGCTCAAGGACACGGCGCCTTGGACTCCATCTGAAATGGATGAACTTCGGCGCTACACGGTCGAAAGATTTCATGATCATCAGACCCATCCACCCGTGCACGGCTTGCCTGATGTGGATGTCCGGCTGAGGGTCCAGCTCAATCTGTTTCATGCCCATCATGAGGCTCATGCACCGGCAGTTTGGCATCCATGGAAGCTCTGGGTGGAGAGTACTTACCGCAACTACCTGCTCGAAGCACACGGGGTGCGCAATGCACAGGATCTAAAAATCGAAGCTCGTTGCATCCCCGTGCATTACCAGCCAGGTATGCGGGCTCAGCCGCACTACCACCACACCTGTGACCATGTCCTGTGTCTGTACCTGGACTGCGGGCAAGGCCGAAGTCCACCGGACCAACGCAGCTGGACCGTCGGTGACGGTGAACTTATCTTGCAGGACCCCCGTCCGATGGCGGGGTTTCCATTTTGGGAGAAGGTTCGCTACATCGAAACCTTTCCCGGTCTGGTGGTACTGCATCCATCGCGCATCTGGCATGAAACCAACCCCTTCAATGCCCAGGGTGAGCGAACCCTTCTGGTGGTGACCCTTCGGGTCGCCTCTCACAACTACAGCGATCTGTACACCGAGCTCAGAGGAGGGGCGTCGTGTCTTTGAATTCACATACCCGTCCAGGTTTCGAGGTGGATGTGGTCCGTGTGGACGACAGCAACCTGCGCATGACTGTGTTGGTCACCAATCCCGACGGCAAAGCTTCTGGCCGTCATGTCTTCAACATTCAAACGATGCCGGGTGCTGATCCGGCACAGGTTTGCCGAGAGGCATACCCCATCGCATTCGAGGAATCATTGTCATGAAATTCACACTCACCCTCAATGGCAAAAACGAGTTTGAGCGACAGGCCGTCTACAACCCAGAAGACTCCAGTCTGGTCTGGAAAGACAGTGGGGAGCCTTTGCCATTGCCACAGGCATTTGCTCGCCAGGAGGGCATGCAGTGGCAGCCTTTTTGGCATTTGCATCACCCCTCCAATCCGGCCGGAAAATCAAGGGCCATTCGCCACCTCAAGCTGCAGCTGGGGCTCAAATGCAATTACGCCTGCCAATACTGCTCACAGGCACACCAGCCTCATGACCTTGACGGGCACCCGGACGATGTCCAGCCTTTCATGCAGCAACTCGAGGGGTGGTTTGCTGGAGGAGAGGATGGCCGAGGTGCTGGCGTCAAGATCGAGTTTTGGGGTGGAGAACCCTTTGTTTACTGGAAATTGCTCAAGCCCCTGGGTGAGGAGGTCAAACGTCGCTATCCCAATGCTCAGTTGTCGATCGTGACGAACGGATCGCTATTCGATGACGAAAAACTGGCTTGGGTGGAAGCGCTGGATATCGGGATTGGCTTGTCCCATGACGGACCTGCCCAGTCATACCGTGGCCCGGATCCATTGGCTGATCCTGAAAAGCTTGTCCAGATCAAGCGCTGGGTATCCAGGCGCATGCCGCTTGATCGGATGAGCTTCAACACGGTTTTGCACCGGCACAACCAATCCCTCAAGGCGGTTCGGCAGTATTTCGCTGAAAAGCTCGATCTGCCAGTGCAGGCCATTGTGCTGGCCACCGAGGAAGTGATGCTGCCCTATGACCAAGGAGGTCTCTCGCTGACGCTGGAAGGTGCTGATCTTGATCGATACCGCCACCAGATGTTCTGGGAACTGGTGACAGGTGCTGGCATGTCGGTGGGTACGATGCGAGACAAAGTCGACGAATTCATGCGAGCGCAGGCACAGTCCAGGCCGCTGAACTCTTTGGGCCAAAAGTGCGGCATGGACCGTGATGACTCGATTGCCGTAGACATGAAAGGCAATGTGACGACCTGCCAGAACATGAGCGCCTCGACCCGTCACAGGATCGGCCACGTTGAACAATTTGACGACATAGCGCTGAATACGGCGTACCACTTCAGCACCCGAATCGAATGCCCGCGTTGTCCCGTGGTGCAACTTTGCAAAGGGGCCTGTTTGTTTCTGGAAGACGGTTACTGGCGCGCTGCCTGCGACAACTCGTTTTCGCACAACCTGGCGGTCATGGCCGCAGCGCTGTACTACCAGACGCAAGGGCTGATCCTGACCCGGATTGAGGCTGATGCTATTCGTTCGTCACGACAGAACGTGATTGACGTCATCTGTCTTGCGTTTGTGGAGTCTGGTGGAGACATGCAGACCGTGGTTCCTGTCCTGCAGCTCCGAAAAGCGTTTCCGATTGCGGTCGTTGCCGCATAGATCTGCTACGAAGCCTTTCATTTCATTCTTTGTTCATTTTTTATCGGCCGCCATGGTTTTCCCTGGCGGCTTTTCTTTTGGAGTTACGAATGCCAGAACCGACAAGCAGTGGGGTCGCCGGAGCGGCGGTCGCCTATAAAGCATTGGGAGGTTCCGCAGCTGCTGCAGCCAGTGGCGCCACCTTGGCAGCTGTGGTGGTCATGTTGATGACGCCGCCTCGCAACAAACGCGAGTGGGCTGTTGGGCTGATCAGCACCGTGGTGTCGAGCATCGGCGGTGGTGCCATCACCGTCGAACACTTTGGACTGCATCACTGGGCTTTTTCAACCATGGGGCTTTGCGCCTTGGGTGGGTTGATCTTTGCGTGTGGACTGCCTGGGTGGGCGATGGTGCGATGGACGTTTGCTTTCATCGATAAGCGCCGTGACGATTCCATCGACCAGGTGGCCAAGGATGTGAAGGAGCTGCTGTGAGACCTTCAGAGTTCATCATGCGGCTGTCAAAGCCAGCGATGGAGTCCCAGCGAAAGTCAGGGGTTCCTGCCAGCATCACGATCGCTCAGGCGGCACTTGAGTCCGCCTGGGGTGAATCAGGCCTTGCAAAAGCTGGGAACAACCTCTTTGGTATCAAGGCCGATAGCCTGTGGCAGGGTGAAACGCTGACCTTAAACACACGCGAGTTCATCAGAGGGCAATGGCTTGTTATTCCAGCCAAATGGCGAAAGTACAGCAGTTGGCAGGCCAGCATTGATGATCATGCCGCTTTTCTCAAAGGCAATCCACGCTATCAGCGCTGTTTCATGTGTCAGACCACTGAGGATTTTGCTCGTGCGCTGCTCAAGGCAGGGTATGCGACCGATCCTTCCTATACCGAAAAGCTGCTCGGATTAATTTTCCAACACAAGCTCCAGGCTTTGGATCAGGAATCGAAATGAACTGGCTCACTCGTCTATTGATTTCCAACTGGACCCTGGTCATCGTCCCCATTGTGATGCTTGGCGTCTGGCTCAATGGTGTGTGGGTGGGGGAGGGGCGTACTCAACGGGCGTGGGATGCCGAACGGCATCAGGTAGCGCTTGTTCAAGCACGGTCTGAACAAAAGTCGGCAGACATTAAACGCTCACAGGAGCAAATCAACCATGAAATCTCAAATGAGTTCAAGCGAAAATCTGCGCGCTTGGCTGCCAATTGGCAGTCTGGTCGTCCTGTCGGGGTGTGCAGCAACCCCCCAGATGGTGCCGAGCATTTGCCCACCGTTTCCGCAACTTCCACCAACGTTGCTGAAGCCGCCACCGACCCTTTACCTTCTGCCTCCGCAGATGAGAGACGGCTGACCTGTGACAAGCTCTATGAGGATTCAGCACAGACTACGTTGATGTTGGTTGAAATTCAGAAGTGGTACGTCGAACATTCAAAGTTGCTCTTGACTGTAGCTAGGTAATTGCTGAAGTTCTCCGAAGCCAAAACTCAGATTTTGGCCAGCGTGCTTGGTCTTGATACCAGCTGGCCCGGTTGTTCAAATACGTCTGCCAAATGTTTGCCAGTGCGTTGCTGTATTCATCGATACAAGGCTGAAAATGATCCGTGCTGAGCGCATCATGAATCGATGTTGATGCAGCCAGACCTGTGTACAGCGCATTGAATATGCCTTGGGATGAGAGCGGATCAAAACACATGGCCGCGTCTCCGGTGGCCAGCCAGCGGTGTCCGGCGTATTGAGGCAGCGTGGCGCTGTTGGCTGAGCAAAAGCCGTGTTTGGCGGCTATGTCAGAAAAGTCTGTTGTCAATATTGTTTGCGCCAGGTCTGGCAGCTGCTGTGCACGCCTTAGCAACGCGTTGGGCTTGTGTGCATCTTTGGCAGAAGGCTGATCTGCATCGGTATAGAAGGCCAGCAACCTTTGTTGATTGGGAAGAACCGACGTATACCACCAGCCATCTCTTTCGGCATGGATTTCACTTTCCTGCTCTGCGTTGGAGAGGTGACGGCCAATCATCCAGCCACAGGCAAGCTTGTCTTTGGCTTGCGGTATCAACCCCATTTGTTTGGCGAAGAATGATTTTCGGCCAGTGGCATCAACCAACCAATTGGCTTTGATGTGAATGCGCTGTCCATCGACTTCGGTTTCCACAAGCCATGATTGATCGGTGGGGTCCAGATTTCCAAAACTCAATCCCGAACACCTCAGAATTCCAGCGCCTCGTCGATGAGCTTGCTGCAGCAGCCACTCATCAAATCGAGCGCGGTCCAGATGCCAGCCATCGCCGTCCAGGTTGCGAACCGAGTCATTGAAGTAAGGTTCAGCACTGCCCCATAGTGACTTGCTCAAGCGATGGGGTTGATGGTCTTGTTCAAGAAACGAAGACCACAGCCCCATGTCTTTAAGTAAACGTGATGCAGCAGCCGGCAATGACTCCCCAACTGCTTGTGACGTGACACTCTGCTGCGTGACGATCAAAACCTTGTGAAAAGTTGCCAGATTAAGCGCCACCGTACTGCCTGCGGGGCCAGCCCCCACCACCAAAACATCGACAAAGAGCTGGTCCCGCACAGGCACTTACAAACCACGAGGGAAGCGACGCACTTTCTCAATCGTCATCAGATCAACAGAGTCAGGGCGAGTTTCACCAGCTGCGCCCAGCTTTGCATCGTCATGATGTTTGCGCGGTGCATGTCCATCACTCAAGATAGGACGGTGTTCGTCCTCTACCTGAATCACAGCAGGGAAATTTGCTCGGTCTGCTGGGCCTTCGCGCACTTCAACCACACCCATGTGGTCAAAGTGATGAATCATGTTGTTGATCTGATCCGTGTACGAACTGTCACCCAGCGGAGCGGTCCAAGCCGCGCGATTGGCGAATGCCATCATGCGCTCTCCGAGCGACTTGCTGGTGTCCATCACGATGTCGTAGTTTTGCTTGGTCAGAACCTGGTTGGGCACACGTGCGGGCCAGAAGCTGGGCACATAAGGGTCATACGCTTTGTCGTAGCCCGAGCGGCAGCTGGCGGTGTCTGTTTGCCACGGCACGGCCATCCATCGGGTGATGCCGCCCGCCTGCTGACCGCTGAAAGGTCCGTTGGGAATCGTGATCCAGTCACTGCTCAAAACCTCGCCAATAGACGGGGCAACCCAGCCCTTGGGTGCATGCGCAAACCTGAACGGTCCCATGTACATGGTTTTGATGCGTACAGGCCATGTCATCTCGCACCCCGGGTGAAACGCATCGGCCAAACAGAAGTCCAGAGCTGCGCGTGTCAGTGTGTCGCCTTGCGCTGCAAGTGGCACGTCTTCAATGGACTTGGGCGTCACTTGCTCAGGATCGTAGTCTTCAATGAAATCACCATTCGCCCATTGCTGCAGGAAAGCGAGCTGCGTTGCAGTCAATGACGTGTTCTGCAGGGGAGTATGGGCCGCGGGTACCGACATGGCGTCGCCATACAGCCATGGCCAAGGCTTGGGAGACCACGAGTCCACGTTGTCGTTGCGGAACTGATTTGCAATGGTTTTGCGTAGCTCCCTGAAGGCTGGGGACGCGCTGGACAGTCTGGCTACCACTTCCGGGCTGGTCAAATCATTTGCACCCCTCCAGCCAAAGCCGGCAGCAAAGCCACTGTTGACCCACTGCAAACCATGAAGCCGCTGGAACAGCGGGTAAATGTCCAAAGTAAAGCTTGGACGTGTGGGCATGGGCAGCATCCCGTTGGTGATGGCTACATCACGCATCAAGTCCCACATCGTGCGCACAGTTTTCAACTCAGGACCGTAGTTGGGTGGCGCCACCACCACCCAAGCAGGATCAACCATCAGTTGCAAGCCTTGGTATTTCACGCTTGCTGTCACCGGGCCGTCGGACACATCGTCATGCCAGCCTTCGTTGTTGCCAAACGTGATGGCTTTGCTGTTGTTGTAAGAAGACGAATGGCCGTGGCCGCCCAAAACAATCAGACGCCCGTTTTCGTCTGTGTGAATTTCACCCAGGTACACCGGCTTACCCATGAACTGGCCATCGTCAAAGCGCTTGGCTTTGGCGTTCTTGCCTTTCACCTTGTGTGGGTTGGGGGTGATGCTCAGCATGTTTCTGTCTGGGACACCCGGATTGCGCAAAGTGGTCGGTGGTGCAGAAGCCGCCTCCGGAATGTCCAACGCCAGCTGAAACCCGTACCAAGCTGACTTTTGGTTGGCCAGTTGAACATCCCACTCGATGTCAGCGTTGTCTGCAGTCAGCTCTCGCACGATCTCGCCCTTGGCATTGAGTCCGTAAATGCGGAACCTGGCGGCCTGCCGTTTGAGGCGATGATGTGCGTCCCGGTAAGAGCCTGGCGGAAAGGGGGCCGGGTCTGGCACCTCTGGCCCCAGAAACCATTCATCAGGACTGTTGCCTACACGCGCCACCCCAATAGACGGGTAGATGGCCGCTTTCACAATGCAGGTGTCGACGGGTCCATACATTTGAATGGCGGGTTCGGCCGTGGCCTCCTGTACTTGATGGAAAGGACATGCCGATGCAGCTGGCCTCGGTTCTGTGGGGTCTTGCAAGGGCTGGCCATTGGCTTCGTGCCTCAAGCGTGCGCCTTCGCGGTAGACCATTTTGCGAGCCACGGCAATCGAGCCCACTGGCGCTTGCTCTGGCGGCACACGCCAGATGTTGAAGCTCAAGCCTTGTCCGTATTCCGACTGGCCACGCAAAGTGATGTCTTGCCTGGGCAGTGTGAGTGTGGCCACATGCACAAACGGACTTTCTGTCTCGGGCCATTCCACTGTGGCCTGATCCAACGGCATGGTTTCGGGATTGGTTCGCAACTGAACCATGAACTTGAACTGATAGCCGTCATGGGACAAGCGATTGCACATATCCACCGCCAGGTAGTCGGCCTGATCATTGGGCACGTTCTCGGGTGGTGTAACTGGATCGAGACGGTATTTGACGTATTGCTTCTCGCCTGCCATGAAAGGCAGGATGGCCCAATAGGTTGTGGTGAGCACACTGCCTTCGACCTTGGCCATGCGATCCAGAATCGCAGCGGTTTTGGGGTGCTTTTTCAGGTAGCTGGGGTAGTCTTTTTGCACCACACCGGCATAGGTAAACTCGGTCATCTCTTGGGCGTTGTCCACAAAGAAGACCGGAAAGTTCTGCATGATGAAGTCGGCCGTATCGCCATCATCACCCAGTGCTTTGACACCCGGGACGCCAAAAAGTTTGATGCCAACCCCAAGCGTGGACTTCAAGTCCGGCGATGTGGGCGTTGTGTCACTCGAAAAACGCACCCATGCTTGCAAGCGCTCATGCGTGAAGATGCCGACCTTCAGAGCCTCGGGAATGTTTGGTTGTAGCACCCATTCGGCACTGGCTACACCATGCAGCTTGCGGAACACCGCCCGTTCGGCAGGTCGCTGGCCCAGTTGAATGCGACGGTCTTGCGCAACGCCGACGAACATTTCGGTCAGCCGCTCAGGAGCTTCTTCCGGATTATCAAAGCAAGGGGGAATAGGGTATTGCATACATGAACCTTTTGGATATGGGTACATGCATTCGAACGCAATCTCTCTGAAAAAACACCTACCAAATCCAATAGGTCTGCATTTAATTCAAAATATTTATCGCGATCTTCTGAAAAAGTTGAATACGCATCCAGCGTTTCATAAGACCCATTTATCTATTGATCAAGTGAGGCCGGATCTCCGAGAGGCAAATGGACTTCGTGAATTTCCCTGTGGTACACGTGAACTCAAGATAGCCTGTCATCTGCACATTAATCAGGGGGTCAAAGTGATCGCGGATGGCGCGAGAAGAGCCTTCGTGGATTGTGGCTTGCAGGGGTAGCTGGGCTGCCATGCCTGGCGTCATGGCAATCCTCGGTGATACATGAACAAAGTCAATCTTCGCTCCAGCACACTGTAAGCTGAACTGCCCACGGTCCAGTTCTATCGGTAAAGGCGAAAGATTGATGAGTTGTAAATAAACCCGTGCAGAGGTGACTTGCCCTAGGTCTAATTGCGCAGACTCGCCGCGAGGAACCAGGTCGCAATAGACCAGATTGGACAGACGCTCGGCGGTTTAGTAGCGACGGAGAAGAAAAGTAGGAAAATACCGGATCAGTACTTTGCCGATGCTGTAGATCGGGAAGAAGGTAGAAGACAACAAGAAAAACTTCTATAAAGATTGAAGGCTATTGGGCGCCTAACGAATTAGACGAAAACACCGCCAGACAAAAAAGCTAATAAAAATAGTAGGTTGGCCTGGGTTGAGGTTCCGGATCGGTCGAAATAGACTCAAACTGCATCAAGATTCAATAAACCTGAAGGATGTAACAGATACATGAATAACCAAGCAAAAAAACGCCGGAGCATCGTGGCAATGATTGGGATTTCATTGATGGGAATTCTTCCAGTCGCAGCAGATGCCCGTGGCGGAAGACGAGGTGGCGGCGGCCGCAGTAGCGGTGGCTGTGGGTCTAAAGGAGGCCCAGGCTATCGAAAAGCCAATGGCAAGTGTGCAAGTTGGAATGATTGAGGTTAATTCTATGAAATTAACTATGGCATCCAGAAACTGACTGCAAAAGGCTGACAGCAGACTGTCGTTGCGAGCATGTGACCGGCAGTGGCTTAATCTTTGCGGGCATACGACATGTTCGGTACATTACCCCTAATAGGTAGCCCAGAATAGTCGAAATGCTGCATCCTGAAAATCGAATCCCAACGGTTTCTCTGCGCATCGACCAGGTCAATTGAGTGGCGCCGCTTTAGTCCCTTTGCATTGACCTATAAACGCCATGCTTTTCTACATTCAGCAGGTCGACATCGACAGGGTTTCCGGCATCCACGATGTGATCCTTGATGTCGCAACAATGGACGACCATTTGCGACTGGCGTCATTTCTGAATGACCAGCCACAGTTGGATGGAGCTTTTTCTGCGAATAAAGCTTCAATGTTGCGACTCTCCTATGCCCCTTCTGGCTACCACGGACTCAAGGAGGGATCATGGTACGACATTGATCTTGACGCATTTGTCGGCACGAGGTATCAGAGAACTAATCCTGATGACGCCAGCTCTTCCTTCTTACGCGCTAACTTGGTTGGCATACCGAGTAATGGCAATTACGCTCAGTTCTTGACCACGCCACGAGTGGCCAAAATACCGCAAAGTACTTTGGAGCTGGTTGTCGATCCAAATCCAACGGGTGACATCGAGTTGACAGTCATCGACTGTGGTCATGGAAACTGGAATGAGATCAAGACTTCTACAGATCGAGTGATTTATGATGTTGGCGCAAGTCGATGGTTCACGAAGGCAAAAGTACGGTCATTAGTGGCCGGACGGAAAATTGCGAGCGAAACCCGATCGATCAGTATCGTAGTCAGTCATTGGGATGTCGACCACTTTCATGCACTACTGGAGTTCGCTCCAGCGGAGCTCGCAAAGCTTCGGATTGTCTTCACCCCAAGCCAGATACCAGACACCGAAACCTACAAGCGGGTACTCAGGCTCTTGACCCAACATAGTGTCACCTTGGCAGCGCAGCTACCAGCGGCCAGGTTAGGTACGTCGAGAGAAATCGTTCTGGAGCCGCTTTGGCAAAAGGGAGTCTTCACAATGTTCCGCGCTACGCCAGGCCGTTCGCGAAACCAAACTGGGATTGTCTTAGGTGTTCGCGGGCAGCACGGAATTGCCCTCCTTACAGGTGATCACCACTACGATAAGGTGCTGGCTGCAGCTGGCAAAGTACCAACATTTATTGAACAGCCGTGTGTATTGGTAACGCCGCATCATGGTGGTTTGGCCGGAAAGCCGGTTGCGGCGGACTGGCTGGCAGTATTCCCAACCATGACAACACCTATTTCCTGTGGCAACAACTCGTATGGTCACCCGATGGCTGGCGTAGTGGTAGAGCTAAAGGCCATGCAAGGTGGCGTTGCCCCATGGCGTACCGATGTCAATGGAACATGGTCGAGGGTGCTTTAACTTCGGATGGCCGTGATAGTTGCGCTTAACCTTACCCTCGTTCTCGAAAAGGCAAAGCAGTCGTTGGTGGACGACCGCAACTGGTTAAAGCGTTACTTGGGATTCCCATGCGGAACGGCAGTAATAGAGGCTTCTCCGTCAATCAAGCAAATCGCCACACCGACATTTTGATGGTCTGGAAAAGGCTGGTTGCCAACATCCAGTTTTTTTCTACGAGAGTCAGGAAAATCCGAACTCGGTCACTTGCCGATAGCCAAGACTCATGATCGGCGTACTTAGCTCATGCTGACCAGCCAAGATCTCGAATCACCAAGCCAACCGATTCCAGCGCAAACTCGTCATCACCGATTTCAGGAGTCCGCAACCCGCGCGCTTGCTGCTCATTAGGCTTGCCACGCGCATGTAGCCTTGCAACGATATGAGCTGCGTTTGCTACGCAGAACATTTCGTACGCCTCCATGCGCCTGGCCAGAGGACCCAAGTCGAGAGCGAGGGCAGCCTCCTCTTCTCGCCTGTTCTGGAGCAGCCATCGCGATAGCAGGACGGTCAGCGCTGCCCGACAATGGTCCACGACCGAAATGGGAGCCTCGCGAAATGCGGAATTCATTACTCGTTCGATGGCATCCGTCACTGCTGGCCGATGCTCCTGCGCAACTTGCCCATAGTCAACCGCAGGGATGATTGCGAAGGCAGATAGGGACTTGAGCGTCACCATCACAGATCCGTTAGCTAAGGCCTCGGTCTGAATGATGCGCCATGGGGATGCAGCTCGGGCATCTCCCAGGGCGAGCGTCATACCTTGGCCTTGATTAGGGAGAGCTAGGAGTGGGTGGCACGCTGTGAAGGTAAAGAGGGTCTTCGCGACTCGCCCCCCTGTGCCCACCTGCCGCATCATAGGGTCTTCGTAAGGATGGGGTCCGACTCGCTGCTGGTTGGGCTGTCCATGGCCTGACTGAGGCTCGTAGAGCCGGCCACGCCGGGTTCGTGTCACTGGGTCAAAAGAGTCCTCGCGGAAGATCCACCGCAGCGGATCCAACGTCAACCCTCGCGGCAGATCCTGCCATTCAGCGTCGGCCTCGATCAGCTTAGCTTGGGTGACGCTGGGCGTCGGAATCGATGGAATGTCGGCGGCTCCCAACCCCTCATAGACGAGCCCTGTGTTGTTGCATATGCCCAGATACATCGTACCTCCTGGTTGACGAGTTCATGCCCGCGTTGGGATTCCCTGCCTATTTCGTTTGTCTACCGCTACGCGGAAAGTTTCAAGGCTTTCGATGTCTGCTGAGAGCTCTTCAGGATCCGGTAGCGGAAGACGTCCGACTGGGCTGGCCGCATCGTGCTCAAACTTCGAGCTCTTCGACATGCCAGCATGGATCTGTTTGTAGTCATCGTCAGTCACTACGACGGCTTTCAGCTTTTGCGTGGAGACGCCCTCGCCAAAGCGTTGGACAACGCCATTGAACAAGACCTCTTCGACGCAACGCTCCCAGGCCAATCGCAGCCTTCCGTAGGCTGCATTCGTCAGCATTCGATGCCGGTCATCATCTCCGTCTTTCTTTGCTAGCTGAGCTTCAACCTGCATTTGCCGCAATTGGCCCACCCGCGCCTTGGTTCCCTCTACATCGAACGGGAGGCTTTGGGAGTGGACGCCAAAGCCGTTAGCAGTCCTTCGGATGTAATGCTTGGCTAGTGATGCGCCAACTGCCTCTGCCTTCTGTTCCAAGATCGCCAGGAAATAGATGTCGTGAGTGAAGATGATCACCTGGCGGACTTTGGATTCCTGCGCGAGGCGCTCAGCCACCTCCCAGCGGCGGCGATGGTCAAGAGAGGAGACCGGGTCGTCCAAGACTATGCCTCCCTTACCCTTTCCTAGTTTGATTTCTGCCAAGAAGGATGCGATGGCAATGGCGCGTTGCTCGCCTTCGCTGAGGACTGCTGATGGCGCGCCACCACCTGGAAGCTGTAGCGTCAGCTTGAATTGAGTCTTGCCGCCCGGGGACTCAGGCTTCATCCCGACACACAGCTCATGGACTTTGAGGCAACGAAGCTCTGTATTGAGTGCGTCAGCGAGTTCTTGGCTGGCCATAGTCCGTGAAAGCTCGGTGGATTTGCGAGATATTGCGCGCGTATCCATTGCGTCGATGCACGCCTGTAGCTTAGCGCAAAGATCGTGTTTGGTAATTGTGTCGAGTACTGCTGCCTTGACTTCGGTAAGGCGCTTACGTGCATCCAACTCCAGCTTTTCCTGCACCATGGCGGCCTTAGCCTTCTCATCAGCGGTTGCCTCAAGCGCGTTGGCATGCTCGATTAGCCTTGCAGCATGTACCTCGAGCTTGCCGCGAGGATCATCGGCGATAGGCTGAATCTGCTCCCAAGCAAGCTTTCCAGCGGAGGCCTCCATAGTCTGTCGCTGACGGTTGATCAGGCAGGTTTGCAGCGCTGAGCATTGATCGGCAAGGGCCGCATCAATCTCCTTTAACTCTTCGGCAAGGGCCGCTCCGATCAGCACGTTCAAATTTGCTGCCTGCAAATTCCTATAGGCTGCTTCGGCATCGACTCGAGCCTTCTTTGCCTGCGCTTCGGAATCTTGCTGGATGAACGCTTCGAAGCGAGACATCCGAGTTGAGCCTTCACTGCCTAAGACGTTTTGGCACAGTGGGCAGGATGCGCCATTGGGCAACTTGCCCATTTGGTGATCGGGGTGCGAAGTCCTTGCAAAAGCTCTGGCGGACTCGAACAGAGCCTTCCATTCCTCGCCACCTGTTCCGGGCAACTGCCCATCCTTTGCCTTGAAGTCGGTGGCTGCAAGATCGGCTGCTGCTTTGGCTGCTCTCGACCTGTCAATCAGCTCCCGCAGGGCTGCGATCTTGGCGCTGTCGACCAGAGGTATTGCAAGGTCGAGGCGACCCTTCAGCTCTTGCAATCGCCCCGCCCGCTGCTTCAATGCCTGAGCCTTCTGCTTGGGATCCGTCTCGGATAGGGTGTGCGTAAGCAGTTCTATTCGTGCGAGTTCAACCTCAGAAAACGTTGCGAGGGTTTCAATATCAGTGGCTTTGGTTGCGCCAGGTATGGCAAGCAAGGCTCGTCCAACCGCTGTTTGCTGCGTTGCAATGGCTCCGTAAGCTGTATTTGTGGGAGCGTTGGCTGCCTTCTCTTGCGTGGCCAGGACCCTCAGCTTGTTGCAGAGTCCTACCAGGCCCTCCAGGATGTCTAGCCCATAAGGACGATAGGCAAAGTCGCCATGATTGTCGATGTAGGCCCTGGCGCAATGGGTATCGAAAATGGCGATCTCGGATAACGGCTCAGGGGGAGTGCTGTCAACTGTCCACGCTAGTTCAGAGTTGACACCATCGATGATCACGTCAAACTTTGCCGAGGGCTTCCCAGCCTTTGCAGGATCCATCTTCGCGTCAGGAAGGATAGCTTCGCGCTGATCGCGGGCGCGGCAGGCATGCTTGAGAATTCGTGAGTAACCTGACTTGCCGGCCCCATTCTCTCCATAGATGACTGTCAAGCCAGCGGAACGTGTCAACCTGTTTTGAGCCAGTACTGTAAAAATTAAGTTGTTTTTCCGATCACTCTTTGCAGCGTCGGGAAGTTGACGCCCTTTTCAATGGTGGCCTGATCAGCAT